GTGGGTTCTGCAGCAGGACGAAACCAGCATTGCACGATTCGGCTTTACGGCTGTTGACTTTCCCGATGCGCCAGTGCCGGAGGTGCCAGACTATAACCCCGACGATCGCGCACTTGAACAGGAAGCCAGCGAAGTCCGCAGCCAGCGTGACGCCCTACTGGCCGAGACCGACTGGACGCAGGTCGCGGATGCTCCTGTAGATCAGCAGGCTTGGTCTACCTATCGCCAGGCGCTGCGTGACATCCCCGAACAAAACGGGTTCCCTGGTGACGTTGATTGGCCGAGCAAGCCAACTGAATGACCACCCAGGCTCGCCAAGAACTGATCCGCGCGGCCCAGCAGCGCAAGCAGGAGCAGGGCCGACGCGGGTTGCAGCGCAATCCGCCAAAGCCTCGGCGTCCCGAGGGCGAGATCCGGACGTATCAGGCGCGCTTGCGGGATTTGCGCCGCGCCATTGAGCGGGAGATCCGCGACCGGGTGTTTCCGGAAGTGGACTCCCTTTTGGCTGAGGCTGGCACCCGCGATGATGGGGCCCGCGCTGACCGCTGGCCAGAGCGCATCCGCGATCTGTTCATTGCCACGCGCAGTGCAGTGAAGCCGGCCGAGGAACAGGCCAAGAAAGAAATGCGCACGCTTGGCGACAAGGTTCAGTCTCACGCCACCGACGAGCAGATTCGGGAAATCCGCGCGGTGCTGGGCGTGGCGCCGACGTTTTATGACGACGCCGAGGTCAGGGATTTGCTGAACGCTTGGAAACAGCAGAACGAGGCGTTCATCACGCGGTTCAGCGACGAGGCGATTCAGGAGGCGCAGGACGTGGTGTCGCGTGGCGTGCGCTCGGGCACGGCGCAGAAGGGCATCCGCGATGAGCTAAGGCGCCGCTTTCAGATCACGGACAATCGCGCCAAGCGCATTGCGCGCACGGAGGTTAGCCAGCTCAACGCGCAGATCACGCGCGAGCGGCAGCGCGAGCTTGGCATTGATGGGTATATGTGGCGCACGGCCAGCGACGAGCGCGTGCGCGATACGCATGAAGATTTGAACGGCCGCAAGTTCGCGTGGGATGATCCACCATCAGAGACCGGCGGGCAGCATCCCGGCGAGCCGGTGAATTGTCGATGCGTCGCGGCCCCGCTGGTGGATGACCTATTGGACGAACTGGAGCAGGACGAATGACGTACCGCAGGGAATCGCTAGACTTCGCCGATTGGCAGCGCTATTTGCTGCGCACGGAAATCCGGTACGCCATTGAGCAGGGCAAGGCGTTCATGGCGTCTGACCGCTTTGAAGTGCCCGGCCAATCCGAGGAATACATTGAGCTGGTTGTTCCGCTGACCACCAAGGTGCGCGTGTACGATCGCATCATTGGCGTGACCGGCGGCGTTTGGCATGTTGACGTGCTGCGCGTGTCTTCGATAACGCCCGGTGCGACCGACCTTGAAACCGGTTGCCTGAACTGCGCTGCCGGCACGCAGCCGACTGCCACGTTCCGCCGCGGCGGAGCAGACCCCGTTATCGTCACCACGTTGGAGCGTGACCTGATCCCCGCGCAGCGCGGGCCGCAGTCATCGGGCGCGCTTGCCTCGTTCCAGACCTATCGCGTTGCAAACGGAGAGCCCGCAACCGATCTGGTCATGCGCGTTGAGAACACCAGCAATTCTGCCGAAACGATCAATGTCGCCTTTGTCTGGTCGGAGGAAATCAATGACGGATAAGGAAAAGTGGGCGCTGGAAATGATGCGGCATTTTTCGGCCGCTGGATTGTCCGGCGAGCTGGTCATCCGTTTCCGTGATGGCGTGCCGGTTGAGGCTGAACCGAGGCCACGGTACAAGGCGCCGGCGGCCGGGGTGAAGGCGAAGGATACGGGTAGGGGGTTTACACGATAGGGCCAATGGACCTACAATACTCCCAATCCTTGCATACCGCAGGGTGTCAGCAAACCGGGCCAAAGTCCGGTAGGAGGCAAAAAGTGAAAGCTAACAAGATCACGTCACCAGAAGATCATCGCGCTCTGCTGCTCGCTTCAATGGAAGCTGTTTGCGAGGGGCGCATGAATATCAATCAAGCTAACGCCGTCACCGGTTTGTCTGCCGAAGTCCATAAAAGCATAAAACAAGAATGGGACATGCGCGTGTACGCGGCTGAAAACTTGACGCTTGAGCATGGCCGAGTTGTCAAGATGCTAGAGTCCGGCGGGGGTGAGTGATGATGCTAAATAATCACGTTTTTCTTGACCCTGTTCTTACCGAACAGGCGCAGAAGGTTTATGAGAACGGGATCGGTTACGTTAATGGCTCACCGCATGTTGCCGACTGGTTTGTCCCGTACGAAGTGCCGATAAAGCTAATTGGGCAGGATTGGAACGAGAAGAAAATCGAGTTGCCAGTATTCCCAATGCGCGGCAGCAACACAGGAATTCATACTAGATTTAACGGCCTATATTCAAGAAAATACGAAGGGGACTACTACCTTGCTGACCGTCTAGGCGCGAAAGTTGCGAAAATCATGCACCGAAAAAATAAGCGGATTATATCATTTAGATTAAACAAGCCGCATGACACTTTCCATCAGCACGACTCAGAGCAAAGAGAAAAATGCTGGAGCAGCAACTTTGCAAACGGCTTTTGTTGGCAAGCAATAGATCTAGGATGGCGCGAAGTAGAAAGTAGCGGCTTGCGTTCCGCTGGCGGCATGGCCACAAGAAAGGGCAATGAAATTGCTGGTTGCTCTGATTATGCTATTGCTTATGTCGGTGGTCTAAGTAAAGAAAAGGCAAGCGCCGTGCTTGATTTGTTACGCCAGTGGGGCGATATTTCCGAGATTGAGGAGCGTGTAGCGTAATGCAGCCAGATCAAATCAAGGGAGCCCGCGAGCAAGCCGGGCTGTCTACAACAGACGCCGCCCGGCTAGTCCACGTCAGCGAACGCAACTGGCGACGGTGGGAGTCTGGTGACAGGCAGATGCCCGCAGCCGCTTGGGAGCTTTTCCAAATCAAGACACAAAATACCGGCAGGGCTTGACATGCTCCGAGACAACCATTAGCGTCACCCTATAAACGGCCTCAATGTTTTCAACACGGCCCGCATCCCCTTCGGGGGCTTGCGGGTTTTTTTATGGGTGGCAGATGCCGATTGACCCTAAAGCCGGCGAGACTGAAAGCGAGTTCATGTCGCGCTGTATTGAAAAAGAGGTTGCCGCTGGCTTTGGTCAGGAACAGGCCGTTGCTATTTGCGCTTCTCAATGGGGCCGGCGCGAGGACACGAGGAACAGCATGGCAGTACGCATTGATTATGCAGAATCGCCCATCCGAATGACCATGACGGACGAGGGCTATCTGACCGGCGAGGCCCGCGTTGCGCGCCTTGGCGTGCAGTCCTACCAGGATGGCAACGGTGGCGTGCGCCGCGAATATCGCCCGGCGAGCGAGGTCTTTGCCGCCGACGCCATGGCATCGTTCAAGAATACCCCGATCACTATGGGCCACCCCGGCGAGGGGCTGGTCACGTCTGGCAATGCCAAGCGGCTTTCCGTCGGCATGGTTGGCGAAAACATCCGGGTGGATGGCGAGTGGCTGGTGATGCCGCTCACGATCACTGACGCCGAGACGATCAGCCGCATTGAGGGCGGCACCGTTGAGCTGTCCGGTGGCTACATGGCCGACCTGGATGAAACGCCGGGTGAGGCCGACGGCATGACGTATGACGCCATTCAGCGAGACATCCGCGGCAACCATGTCGCGATTGTAGACCGGGCGCGCGCAGGTGAAATGGCGCGCCTTAATCTGGACGCCGCAGATGCGGTGGCCGTTGAAAACGCTCAAGCAACGAGGAATGACAGCATGAGTGATAACACCGTGGCCGTCCGCATTGACGGCATCGAGTATGGTGTCCAGCCCCAGGTGGAGCGCCACCTGTCCAAGCTGGACGAGCAGATCAAGGGTTTCGCCAGCGAGCGCGACGAGGCCAAGGCTGCCAGCGAGCAGGTTCAGGCCAAGCTTGACGAGGCCAATGCCGAGCTTGAAAAGCTCAAGGCCGAGCGCACTGACGAGGCGATTCAGGCGGCCGCCAAAGCGCGCGTTGCGCTGGAGCGTACGGCCAGCCGGGTGCTGGGTGATGACGCCGAGCTTGATGGCAAGACCGATCGCGAGATTCGCGAGGCCGTGGTGCAGGCGGTTCACGCTGACGCTGACCTGGCCGACAAGTCGGACGTCTACGTTGAGGCCCGCTTTGACGCTGCCGTTGATACGCACAAGGCGCACAGCGATGCCGCCAGCAAGCAGCGCCAGACCGCAACGCCCAAGGGCGACGAGGGCGGCAAGGCTGACAAGCGTGCCGACGCCATCGACAGCATTCGCGGCGCTTGGAAGCGTCAGAACAGCAACTGAGGATTTGACCAATGGCACAGATCAACGAATCCACCTATGGCTTCGCCATGGACAACGCGCAGGCGGGTCAGAAGGCCGGCCTGGACTTCGATCACGTTGAGAGCTTTGCGGCTGACGGCGGCATTGAGTTCGGCCTGGGCGTTTCGCTCGGCGCCAGCGATGACGTGGTGGCGGCCAGTGCTGCGGACGATGAAACCTTTGTCGGCGTCGCGCTTTTCACGCACCGCGTTCAGCAGGGCATTGATGAGTCCGCAACCGGCGGCGAGCAGTACAGCACCGGCGCGGCCTATGCCGACGGCGATGCGGTGAACGTACTCCGCAAGGGCCGGGCCTACGTTGAAGTGACCGCCAACGTCTCCGCTGGTGAGGTCGCTTATGTGGACGTCACCACCTCGGGCGAGGAAGGCAAGTTCACGAACGTCAGCACCGATAACCTGGCGACCGGCGGCGTGTTCCGCACCAGCGCGGACACGGGCGAGCTGGCCATCGTCGAAGTCAATCAGCCGAACTAAGGGCAGAGGATATAATCATGAGCCTTCTGGACACTCTTAATAACACCAACGTGCGCGGCGACGCAGAAACCGCCGCCATGTTCTTCCAGCGGGAGCTGGAGTCGGTCAAGGCGCAGTCTTATGACGTGCTCCGCGCGCCGCTCCGGGCTTTCGACCTGATCCCCACGGATAGCACGGCGGGCGCCGGCGCCGAGTCGGTTGTCTATGAGCAGTACGACATGACCGGCATTGCCAAGATCATCGGCGACTACGCTGACGATCTGCCGCGCTCCGATGTCAAGGGCAAAGAGTTCATCGCTAAGGTCAAGAGCCTCGGCGCGAGCTTCGGGTACAGCTTGCAGGAAATCCGGAACGCGCAGCTTGCGGGTAAGCCGCTTGAGGCGCGCAAGGCCAACGCCGCTGTCCGCTCCATCCGCGAGGCGATCAACCGGATCGCGTTCTACGGTGACGAGGAATTCGGGCTCCAGGGCTGGCTGACCAACCCCAACCTGCCGGCGGTTACCGTCCCTGATGATGGCGAGTCCAGCGGCACCACGTTCGCGAGCAAGTCGCCGTCGCAGATCGTGCGTGACATGAACGCTGTTGTGAACAGCATCATTGAGCGCACGAACGGCGCCGAGCAGCCGGACACGCTGGTTCTGCCGATTGAGCAGTACACGCTCATCGCATCGACCAACGCCGACACCGGCACCGACACCACCATTCTCCAGTACTTCATCCAGAACAACCCGTTCGTCGATACTGTTGAGTGGTCGAACGAGCTCAAGGCCAGCGAGCGCGCCAAGTACATCGCGAGCGATCAGTACAGCGGCGACATCATGATCGCCTACCGTCGCGATCCTGACGCGATGACCCTTGAGTTGCCGGTGGTTTTTGAGCAGCTGCCCGAGCAGGAGCGCGGCCTTGAGTTCGTCGTGCCTGCCCACAGCCGCGTTGCCGGCACGCTGATCTACTACCCGCTTTCGCAGGCCGTCGGCGAGGGTATCTGATGAGCGAAGTGAAGGTGGCACTCATGGAGCCGCGCCTTCGCACGGTGGCTGGGGTGAATCTTCACCCCGGCCTCCAGGGCATTAAGGCTGACCAGTGGGAGGCGATCAACGCTCACCCGATTGGCGCCCAGCTCGTTGAGCGCGGTGTATTGGTTGAGCGCGTTGCCAAGCGCAAGGCCACGGCCACAACCGAAGCCAAGCCGGCGGCGCCCAAGGCTGCGGACCTCGTGGACGAGATTCGGGAAACTTATGACGTCCACCGACTGCGCGAGTTGTCCGAGGATAGCCGCAAGACCGTTGCCGAGGCAGCGACCGAGCAGCTTGCGAAGATTGAGGGCTGACCATGGCGGACGCGGCGGCATTGTTCGACAGCGTTGCACCGGAGCTTGCCAGTGAGGCAAGCAAGTCGGACTGGATTGATCTGGCGGACAGCCAGACCGGGAAAGTCTACGGTGCGCAGCGCGAATATGCCGTCGCACTGCTCGCAGCGCACACCGGGACGGTGGCCCAGCGCGAAGGGATGAGCGGCGCGATCAACTCCCGCAAGGAAGGGCAGTTGTCGGTGGGGTTTGGGCGTGTCAATCCCATGGGTGACGACACCCTCGAGACCACCAGCTACGGCGCCGAGCTTTTGCGACTGCGCCGCCAGATGGTGTTTAGCGCCCGCACGGTGATTGTATGAGCCGCCGTGGCGTAATCGATCGCGACAAGGGCTGGAATCGCATTCAGCGCGAGATCAAGAAAGCCCGCAAAGCGCAGGTCAAGGTCGGCGTGCTCGGTGAGGGCGAAGGGTATTACGAGGGCGGCGACACGACCGTTCTGGACGTGGCCGTTTGGAATGAGTTTGGCGCAGGCAATACGCCAGCCCGGCCGTTCATACGTGGGGCGTATGACCAGAAGCAGCGCGATTTACAGCGCACAAGCGCACGGCTTTGGAACCAAGTGGTTGCAGGGCGGATTGATACAGACCGCGCGATCGGACTGCTAGGCGAAAAGCACAAGGACCAGGTGCAGGAGTACATAACCGCGCTGGATCAGCCACCGAACGCGCCGTCCACGATTGCGGCCAAGGGCAGCAGCAACCCGCTCATTGACGAGGGCCGGCTGCGGCGGTCAATCAACTGGGAGCGCGTGAGCTGATGTTTCGCCGCCCGCTTACAGTCACGCGCCAGCAGCCTGGGCAGTATGTCAACGGCATTTGGCAGCCGGGCAGTGAAGCGACGTTTACGGTGCGCGCGAGCGTGCAGCCTGCGACGCCCGATGACGTGGCTTTGCTGCCGAGCGGGCAGGAAAACAATCAGGCGTTCACGTTGTACTCCGACACCGCACTACATGTGGCCAATGAGATCAACAACACGGTCGGCGACGTGGTAGACGTGGATGGTCTGCCGTACCGCGCAATGGCGCGTCAGCCGTGGCAGAACTCGGTTGTGCCGCACCACAAGACCGTGGTGGTGAAGGAATGAGTACGGACGCGCTGCGCCAATGGGTGGCGGATAACACAGGGCTGACGGCCATTTGGCTGCACCCGAACGCGCCACGGCCGGATACGCCGTTTGCGAGCGTGCAGGTTCTACAGGTTGCCCGGGTGGGTGAGCCCTACCGAACGCCAGTCGACGACCAGGGCAACGCGACAGTGACCGTGAACCGCGACGTGACCGTGAGCATCGTGGTGTACGAATCGGACGCCAACCCGGATCCGCGCGCGGCGCTAGAGCGTGCTGATGCCCTGCGCGACACGTTGGACTTGGAGTCGGTACGCGAGACCCTAGCCGCCAATGGCTGGACGTTTCGCGCCGTGGAACTGCTCACCGACACGCCGTCGGCCGGGCAGACAGATTGGGAGCCGCGCGCCACGTTTGACGTGCGGTTTGGCATCGGCCGCGAGATTGCCGAAGAACTGGGCCTGGTAGAGACCGTTATCTACGAGGCAGACATTGACGACCGCGCCGTGACGTTTAGCACGGACATTGCAAACTGAGGAAAGCACCATGGCGAGCGTTCTTGACTACGTTGACGTGCAGATTAGCCGGGAGATTGAGGCGGTCACCCGCGTCGGTTTCGGCACTCTGCTTTTTATTGGGACCACCGACGATGGTTCGGGCAGCGCCAAGCAGGGCGAGATTGTCCGCAGCTACGGCAACCTGAACGAAGTGTCCAATGTTTTTGACGAAAGCGACCCCGAGTATGAGGCGGCGCTTGCGTACTTTGGGCAGGAGCTTCGGCCTGATCGCCTTTACATCGGGTTCAAGGCAGATGCTGAGAGCTACACCGAAGCGCTTGACAGCATCGCCGACACGGATGACGACTGGTACGCCGTGGCGATTGAAAGCCGCGAGGACAGCGACATTCTTGACGTGGCGGCGAACATTAACGCCCGCCTCAAACTGTTCTTGGCCGCGACCGACAGCGAAGGCGTGATCGACCCGTTGGACGATACGGACATTGCGACTCAGATTTTTGACAATACCTATTCACGCACGGCCTTGATCTACCATTCGCTGGCTGCGAGCGCGTACCCCGAGGTCGCGTGGGCTGGCACCCTGTTGCCGCAGGATCCCGGCACGACCACCTGGGCGTGGAAACAGCTTTCTGGCATCCCCACGGACACGCTTTCCAGTGCCGCCCGCGGTGCCGCTGAGGCCAAGCGTGCCACCTACTACGTCATGGTCGCTGGCAACCCGATCACTTTTGAGGGTCAGACCGGTCAGCTTGGCGTGTACATCGACATCATCCGCGCGCAGGACTGGCTCACGTTCCGCATTGCCGAGGACATGGTTGCCCGGCTGGCAAGCGTGGACAAGGTGCCCTATGTCGGCGGTGACGCAATCATCGAGGAGCTGCTCCGCAACCGTCTGGACATTGCCGTTGACCGTCAGGTCATCGCGCCTGACTACACGGTCACGGTTCCGCCGGCCAGCGAGCAGCAGGTCAGCGA